ATTGGTTAAGTGTTTGACATACAAAAGCCCTATAAGGACCATGTTCCTCACTTGGCATTACTGCCATAGTAATTACCTCATCAACAATGCCAGGTAACTCACGACCAGTTTTAGAACCTTCAATCTGTAACTCATACAGAGTTCTACCATAGTCATCAACCTTTTCATCTAAAATGCCAACAAAGATAACATTTTTAGATCTGATATGTTGCAAATGAGTAAGCCATGACATCATCTCACGACCTTGCATACCATAGACGGCTCTTGTATCAATCTTGCCAGTTCTATCTGATTTGTTATCAGGGTGTCCTAAACAATATTGAAAACACAATCTACCTGCTACAGTAATACTATCTACGAAGATGCTGTCATACTTTTTCATCATCTCAATAGAATCACCATACATCTGTGAAACTCTCTCGTATTCAACCACTGAGTATGGTTGTTCAGGTGTTAGAGCTGGATTAGGACCACCTAAGAAACATGCAAAATCTCTACATTCTTCCCAAGTTTTTGGTCTAATAACGTCAATAGGCCATCTTTCAATAGCTGCATCACCAGCTTCCAAGTCCATAAACAAAGTAGTATCTGGATCAAGTGTGCGGGCAAGAGTTGTCTTACCCACACCACTTTGACCACAGACTACAATCTTATGACCACGCTTTTCAGCTAACCTTTCATCAGCAGTAATAATCTTAAGAGCCATTAGTATCCTCCGTAATATCCACAGATGTACCAGTAAGTTCTACAGTTCTGTGTTCTTGTAGTTTTGCTTTGATAGCAGGAGGTGCATTGTTGTATTTACGTTCATCAATGCCATAAGTAATCTTAGCATAATGCCTAGCATCATCTTCATTCATATCCATTAAAGATTGTGCAAGACCTTCTTGATCCCAAGTAACCTTTTGCCTCAAGCTAACTTTAACTTTATAGCCATGCTCATGTAATGTTACAGAGCCATAATCTTTGCCATCATCTGCAAGTTTATTTCTTGCAGTGTTGCCAAACCTAATTGCAAGGTCATCATTAAGATGAGCTTGTTTATCCTTTAACGCTTGGATTTGGTTCTTCAAGTCTTCACGATACTTGAACAAATCCTGCAAAGGCATATGTAAAAAATCTAAATCCATAATTATTCCTTTCTCTTTATATAAAATAGACACTAGATACCTATAACATAGGCACACATAACCTAATTGTCAATAAGGTTTATTATTTTTTTTTGAAAGAAAGGTAAATATCTATATTATGTATGGCTTTCATCATTTTCTTTTTTAAACGAAACTCTGGCGTTTGTATGCCTTTTGCATCCTCCACAACCAGTCTTGATAAGCCATCTTCTTCTTCAAGAAGGTATCTAAAATCTGCTATATAATTACAAATCTTAACGTCATTAATACTTAATTCATATGTAATTTGACGTTCTAATTGTGTAACTACACCAGCTCTTTCCATAGCTTTTAACTGACCCCAACGCTCTGCTTCCCATCTACTGTCAAACTTTAATCCCATAGCCACAGTTTTTTTTGCGAAATATTTGTTTGGTCTTCGGGTTTTTTTGGGTATAATTGGGTATTTATAAGTCATGGAGGTAGTATAATGGCAGACCCATCAAAGTTCAAGTCAATAGGTATAGATGTTAGCACCTATAATAAATTGAAAATTATATGCGATAAAGAGCGTAGAAACATACGTCAACAAATTGGATTAATGGTTGATAATGAATATGAAAAACATGATATTACAAGCAACGTAAAGACGTTGGGATTAGGTACTCTCGACCGCTCTCATTCTTGATATTAGGCGATTCGCTCTGTTTGTTACCTGTTTGTGCCAACGGCTGTCTTCCATCTGAACGGCACACTCTTGCCAGTCGTTGTTTGCTATCGCAGCACGAAATTTTTTAAATCCACTTAAACGTGGTCTGCCCATATTGAACATCATGTTTGCACAGATTTTTTTTACCTCTTCTGGTAACTCATCAAAGTTGTCAAATAATTCTTTGCACTCTGATATTGTTGTTTCAATATCTTTTGCAAATAGTTCGTTTACTCTTTCTTCAGATACCTCTGTGCCTATAGGTTTACCATACTCTTCATCCCATTCAGTTATTAAATGCCCAATTCCAAGCGTAGGTAAGTTGAGGTGGTCGAGGTACACGACATGTTGGCCTAAATCATTTTTTTTTACACCCTCATCGTGTGCTATTTCTTCTCTTAACTCATCTATGTTCATTGATTAAATAAACTTTCATATTGTTCTTTTGGCACAGTCAATGGCGATCCTCTTCTAGCTGCTATCGCTTGATCTGTTGGATTTAAACCTAATGCAGCACCAACACCTGGACTTGTAACATCTATTTTACCTATGTTTGTATTTGGATTTACTGGTTGCACATTTCTAATCTGATTAGTCGTTTGATTTACGATGTTACCAACTGCTTGATTTATGCCACTGCTCTCAGATAACGCTTGTAATTGATTAGATGTGTCTCTTACGCCTTCTTGAATTGTTTGTGTTGTTGCTTGTCCAGGTCTAAAAGCGTTAGCCACAGCATCTAAAAATACTCTTTGTTGTTCGGCAGTCGGACTAGCAGTGTTGTCTAATTTTTTAGATGCTTCAACTATTTCTTTCATAGCTTTTTTACCAGTAAACAGTTGACCTAACACAAACATTTTTGCAATTCTGCCAATGTTATTAAAAATGTTTGCCAATATACCTTGAGCAACCAAATCACCTTTTGGAATGTTTGATGATATTCTATTTAAAATTTTTCCAAAATCTCTAATGTTCTGTGCTTGACCAGCAGTTTCTCCAACATTAGGAAACACTATATCTAACTTATTGCTCTTATCTGCTCTTGCTATGTTTTTAGCTAATTGTTTCATACTATCAGCGTTTGTTACTGCACCAACATTATCGAGCATATTTTCTACATAAGTGCCTCTAATAGTTTTTAACTCTGCAGGACTGTCTTTAAAAAACTCCATAACAGCTCTAATGTCGCCACGAGTAGCACCTGGAGACATTACTAAATCTAAAGCTTCTTCAGGATCTAATCTATTATTTCTAATTTTAGCAAATACACTATTAGACCTTAATCTTGAAGTTTCTTCCAATGTATCCAAAGCACCCCTAACGGCATTTGCAACACCTTGATCTAATCCTTGTGCGACAGCGTTGGACAATACTTCTTCATCAATGTTTGTTAGTTTTAAGTCTTCAAAACCTTTCGCAACTTGCTTTAATCTATTGTATTCTGCCCTACCATAAAGTTCTACGCCAGTTTCACCTAAATCATCTAATGATTTTATAAATTCATTTGGTTTAAAATTAGTTGGTTTGATTGATGCAAAGCCAGTTTTAGTTAAGGCACTCTGCAACCAATCTCTACCCATCTGACCTTTTATTTGATTATATTGCGTGTCATCTAACGCTTTTTTTAATCTCTTTAAACCAGTAGGTGTGCCACCTTTACCAATAATTTTTTGAGTTAATCCAGTTAAAACTCCAGGCCTTGTGATGTCAAAGGCTCCACTCCTCATTTGAGATACTAAATCTTTTGATCCTAAAGACGCGGATATATCATCATATAATTTAGTGCCTTCGCTAAATTGTTTTCTTGCTGTTGGTAACAATTTAGATGCAACTTTAATTTTGTTAAACGCCTCTGAACCTAGTTGTTTAGTTATATCATCTGTCAAAGCAGTAATATTTGTATCCATAAGTAAGTTGTCAACTTTACGAATGGCATCATCCCAAACTTGACTAAGATTTATAGAACTATCAATGATAGCCTTTTGTTCAATTTCCTCTGCTGTTTTCGGTGCGTTTTTAAGATCCCAAAGTTTTCTTCTTAATTGATATGCGTCTGTGAAAGAGGACTTATCGCCTAACCCTCTCAATACTCCAGCTAGTTTTAAACCTACTTTTCCTTCTTCTGTAGCTAGTTCACCAGTTCCTGCCTTTAAAAATTTCTTTTCTGCTAAATCTGCAACATCTTTAACAAGATTAGTTGGTAAAATTCTTGCATCACCAATAGATGTTTCAATAACCTCGTTTATTGTTGCCCATTGTTGAGACATTGTATTTTCAAAGTTCTTTGCAGATTGTTGTACAAAGTTGAATATATTATCATCTAATAGTTGATTACGCTCTAAGCCACCTGCTAAATTATCAGCAGACTCTTTCAGAGCAGTCATTATAGATCCATAAGCTTGTGTTTGTTTCTTAGCTAATTCTTTACCAAACTTTTTCTCGAACTCAATAAACAACTCACCAGCTGATTTTTCACTACCCTCTGTCACACCTTGACTTATAAGCTTGTTTAGTTCGCCTATCTCTCTTTCCATAGCTGCCGCTATTTTTTGTGTTCTTGGTGACCCACCTAATACACTCTCTTGTAATTGTTGAAACTTTGCAGCAATAGGTCTTCCTTTTATTTGTGCAATAGTAGGCTCTAAACCTCTTTTAATACCCTCAGCAGTAATTCTTAAATCTTCTTTACTTGCCTCTTGTATAAATTTTTTACCAGATGGAGCTATGGCTCGGTAAGCTAATATAGGTATGCCGAACAACAGTTCTCCAGCCGCAGCTATACCACCTTCAATAGCAGCATCTGTTGCAATCTCTTTGGCACTTTGTTCGGAAACACCAGCGATACCCTCAATAGCCTCTTCTACAAGAGAGCCACCACCACCACCGATAAATGCACCAATTGCTCCACCAAGCAATGTTCCAATGCCGGGAGCTATTGTTGATCCGACTGCAGCACCTTTAATTGCACCAGTTATACCAAGACCAAGTTCTGGTATAATGCCTGCTAGATCAGATAGATCGTTTCTGCTAAAACCCTCTTCATCAATAAGAACATTTTTATCTGTTTCTACACCTACTTTTCTAGCACCACTTGGCGTTAATGCTAATCTGCCTCTATTATCCCTTGTGTAATCTTCTCTGCTAAAACCTTGTGTGGCAAGAATATTCTCTTCTTCTGCCTTGTTTTCAGCACTTGAAAGTAAGGCTCTTAAACCTGCATCTTGAATACCAGATTCTGTATCAAAATTTGCTTGTGGAGTGGCAACTTGTTTCTGTTGTGTAGTTTTTGTTTCTTCTATTAAATCATCAAAAGTAAGATCTCGTTTTTGTGTTTTAAAAAACTGTGATCTTATAGCATCTGCTTCTTCTTGCGTTGGTTGATCGCCAGCTATTTCAACCTTAACTATGCCTTGTGGGGTTTCAACATTAATTATAGCCATTATGTTGTCTCTTGAGCTTGAAATCTATATACGCCATCTTCACCAACAACCATCTTAGTTCCTAATGTTCCAGCACCCTCTCTGTTTACTTTAACTCCAAATTTTTCTAAGTTGCTATAAGCTTCTTCAATCTCATCTCTTTTACTTAAGGTAATTTGCTTGAAAAGTCTATTAAGTTTAGATTTAAGTAAGCCAATATCAGCGTCTCCAGCAAATACATCTATTGCTCCAACTATTTGATCAACCAACTTTCTATCATTATCAGATATAGTCTTGCCACTTTCACCAAGAATTTCTGCTGCGTTTCTTGCTTTGAGTTCTGTTAACAATGTGTTTAATTGTTTTACTGGATCAGTCTCGCCTTTTCCTAGTGGTATTCCAAAAGATATAGCTAATTGATTACCAAATGATCTTACTTGATCAGCGGCACTCACACCTGTTTGATTAATTACTTTTGCAATGTCTCTAAACTTATCGATACGTCTTGTTAAACCTTTTTCCATTGTTTCTATTGCATTTACTGCTATGTCTGGAGCAACAACTTTTGATTTTGCACCAGTTGGGTTGTTTGGATTTGTATAAAAAACATCAAAAGTTATTTTAGATCCACCAAACAATGGAACTGATCTAGGTTTTTCTAAATATACTTTTTTCTTATCTTTATTAGCAGCATTAATAAGAGTTTTTGTCATATCATTAAAAGAGGAAGCGTCTACAACCTCGAATCTTTTGTTAAATTCAGGGTCTTCCAATAAATTGTTTAACTCATAACTGTTAAGTCTTTCAAATCTACCTGTGTTTTTTAGTATGCTATTTTGCAATCCACCATCTCTAGGTATGACAACGTATGAACGTCTGTTCATTGCTTCCTTTTGATCTGACTCTCTCTTGCTTAAAGCAAAAGCACCAGCTTTAGCTCTAATAGCTTTAGCCTCACTTACTGCCTTACTAAACTCTGGCATTGCAGCCTCGCCTGCCTCACCTACGGCACCTAATATATTACTAAAATTAAACCCCTTGCCTGCTCTGTTTTGCATAAGAGCTAACCCAAAAGACATAAGTGCTTGTTTAGTATCTGGCTCACCAGAAACGTCTAATCCAGTTGCTTCTCCAAATTCTTTAATATAATCTTCGTATTTACCTGGCTTTATGCCAGGTCTAGCCTGTTCTAAAAAAGCATCTAAAGCCTTAACTGTAGCTTTTTTTGCAGGTGTATCTGCACCCTCTACTTCTGTTGTTTCGTCAGTTGTTCTATCCTCTCCAGTTCCATCACCCTCATCATCATCAAAGAAAGGGTCTGGAGCAATATCTTTTTTGCTTATATCTGCTTGTTGTTGTTTTTTTATTTTATCCACAGTTGCTTGATCAACCTCACCTTGTGGATCAAACGCACCAACATCACCAACACTTTTACCTATTAAATTTTTAAGTGCCTCATTTGTTTCAGACGCTAACGCATCTTGACCTGCTTGTGTGAAAATATCTGATCCAGCAATTGAAGATGTTTGATCGGTTGGCAAAAACATTTCTGGACCCGCACCTAGACCACCAGTTCTTTTTTCAAATTCTTCTGGCGTAACTTGTGATAAATAATCAGCGATTATATTACCTGCAGGATTTGTTAAAGCACCGATGCCACCAGTAATTAATCTACCCCCCTCAAGAGCCGCTAGGGGAATGTCCATAAGAAAATTTAATGCTCTTCTACCCTCTGTTTTAGGAGCACCATACATTTGCTCCATACTTTTAACTGGGGGAATAAATGTTTTAGCAGCAGGGCCCTCGCCTGAAAACAATCCTTGTCCATACATTTTTGATAATTCTGCAAATGTTTTTGGTTGACTAGGAAGATTCAAACTTTTTAGTAAAGTGTCTGTGTCTCCAAGATTTAAGCCTTGTTTTGGTGCCATCTTATCCTCTGTTCGCTGTAGGACCACCACTGAATGGTGCTATCTGTGATAGTGTGGTGTAAGCACCTATTCCTTGTAAAAACGGATTAGCAGCGGGTTGTGTAGCTTGTGTGAATGTTGACGGAATACTTGCACTAGGCATACCTTGTAACAAGTTTTGTCCTAATTGCAATCTAGTAAAAGGCTCTTGTGCTTGTTGTAACAAGTTCGCTCTTTTTGCGTCTAGCTCTGCTTGTTGTTGCCTTTGCCTTAAAGCACCCAATTGTGTTAATTGAGATATATCTGCTTGA